ATGTATTATGTCTTTGAATATATCACCAGAGACAAAGATAGGTAAAATTATTGGATGGAATCCACAAGAGTTTATAAATAAGTCTAACAAAAAAACTTATACCATAGAACAGAATAATAAAGAGATGGGTAAGTTTACGGAGACAGAATTAAGTAACTTTTTAGATGGTCGTAATGTCGGTGTTGCTTCCAATGGTGTGATGTACAGAACCGATAAGGATGGACTACTACCAGCTCTACTTAGAAAGTGGTTTGATGAAAGGGTTGAATATAGAAAGTTATCAAAGAAGTTTCATGAACAAGGTGACAAAGAAAAATCAGATTACTTTGATAGAAGACAATACCTACAGAAGATTTTATTAAACTCTTTGTATGGTGTGTTAGGACTACCAGTATTTAGATTTTATGACTTGGACAATGCAGAAGCAGTTACATACACAGGTCAGGCTTTAATTAAGTTTACTAAGAAGATTGCTAATAACTTTTACAACAAAGAACTTGGTGACCAAAAAGATTATTGTATTTATATCGATACTGATTCTGTATTCTATTCCGCAACACCCATAGTTCAGAAAAGACATCCTAACTTTGATATCAAAGACGAAGATAAGATGTCCAAAGAGATATTAAAAATTGCTAGTGAAGTACAAGATTATTTAAATAATGGATATGACTATTTTGCTAAAAAGTTTTGTAACATAACTAAACATAGATTTGATATTAAACAAGAGGTTATCGCCAAGAGTGGACTATTCGTGACAAAGAAAAGATATGGACTAAAGATTATCAATGACAATGGTAAGAAAGTAAATAAAATGATGGTTAAGGGATTGGATACGGTTCGTTCTAGTTTCCCATCTGCTATGAGAGATATGTTGAGTAAGTTGTTAGAGGATATTTTGATGGATGTTCCAAAGGATAAACTAGATAAGTTTATTATCAACTTTAAAAATAGTATGAGGTTGATGGATGTAGATAAGATATCTATTCCTACTGGTGTTAAGAACATATATAAGTTCATAGGAAAAAAGAACGGACAATTTTCAGGTTACAAGAAAGGTGCACCAGTTCATGTAAAAGCTTCTATTGCCTATAATGACTTGTTACATTTTTATAAACAAGATAAGAAGTATGAAAAGATTACGAATGGTAGTAAAGTAAAGTGGTTGTACTTAAAAGACAATCCATTGGGATTAAATGTAATAGCTTACAAAGGTTATGAAGATCCACCTGAGATTATGAAGTTCATTAGGGACTTTATAAATCCAAGTAAACTTTACAGACAAGCTTTGGAAAAGAAAATAATGATGTTTTATGAAGCTTTAGGTTGGGATGAACCAACAGATGCTACAAAAACGATAGAAAGATTTTTTTGATTTTGAACAAACTAACTTATATATATATGTATATATGGTTATTAAATTAAGGAGTTATAATGAATAAAAAACGATTAGTCGGTTTTATAAACAAATACTATCTAAACGGAACAGTTAATTCTGTGGTCTTGAATAGTAAATCTGATAAACTATCAGCTAGATTCATATCAGGTGACAAGACACTTCTTGGTGAGTTATCTCTTGATAAATCACAGATAGAAGATTGTGAGATAGGTGTTTATAATACTGAACAATTCTCAAAGTTATTATCAGTTTTAGATGATGATATCAATGTATCTATTAATAAAGCTGGTGGTAAGTCTATTTCGTTAAAGGTTTCAGATTCACATTCATCAGTAAATTATATGTTGAGTGATGTTTCTGTTATTAACAAACCACCACAGATGAAACAAATACCAGAGTTTGATTTAGAAATAGATGTTACACCACAATTTATTAATAAGTTTATCGCTGGTAAAGGAGCTCTATCAGATACAGACAACTTTACTGTGATAACAGATGGAACTGATACTAAATTAGTTATTGGATACTCTTCAGTAAACACTAATAGAGTTACTATACCAGTAACAACTTCTAGGTCTAGTAATATTGAGAATGTTTCTTTTAACGCTAATCTTTTCAAAGAAGTTCTATCAGCTAATAAGGAATGTGAAAGTGCTAAGTTTGAAGTTAGTGGTGACGGTTTATCTCGTATATCATTTAAGATAGATGATTATGAATCAACTTACTATCTAGTTTCAGTTCAAGACTTAGACTAATGTACTTAGAGTATTTTGATAAATTCTTAAATATGGAATCATATCTTTCTATTGATAAGAAAGAGTGGGAACATATCAAGAATACATTTGATAAGGAAGATGTAAAGGAAAGTCTTGCTAAAGTAGCTATGACTTATGAAATACCTTACGCTGAGATATCTAAGAAAGATGCACATCGACACTATCTAAAGTTAAAAGGTATGAAACATACTGATATTTTAGTCGAGGGTGAATGGTTTGCTCGTGAGGGTACAGAGTATAGATATGGATTATCATTTGAAGGTAAACAACAATACTTTCGTAGGATTAATACTGGTAACCAATCTAGTAATTACTTTCAACAAGCAAACCGATGGTCAGTAGATGGTGCAGTATCACCAGGTCCTCAGAGAACTTGGGAGAATGAAAAGTTTATGACTAGTCTTATGGGTTCAGCTTACTCATTGAAGATGGATAAGATAAATAGAAATGTTCTTAGAACCATGATAGGTTTAAGAAAGTACATATGTGCTCAGTTTAAACCAAACGTATCTAAAGTTATATACGATAAGTTGAACAGTAAGAATGTACTAGACTTTAGTGCAGGATGGGGAGATAGATTGGCTGGTTTTTATGCGGGAGAAACATCAGAATATTATTTGGGTATAGATCCTCGAAAAGAAAATCATCCAATCTACGAAGAGCAATCAGAGTTCTATGATAAACATAGGTCAATGTTTGAACCAAATAAAACATCTGAGTTTATATGTCAACCTGCAGAAGATGTTGACTTTATGGGTTATAAAGATAAATTTGATACTGTGTTCACATCACCACCTTATTTTAACGTGGAGAGATATAGTTACGATGATACACAAAGTTGGGTAAAATATAAAGAGATAGATGAATGGAATGAAAACTTTCTACAGAAGACTTTGAAAAATTTATGGTGTTCTGTGAAAAGTGGTGGATATTTATTAGTGAACATATCAGATGTTTATTCTAACTCGAAGTGGTCTACTGAGAGAGGATGGTTAGAGATTTGTAATCCTATGAATGATTTCTTATCAACATTTACTGATTCAGAATATCAAGGTTGTATTGGAATGGAATTAGCAAAACGACCAAATAGTGGTGGAGCTGGCACAGCCAAATCAGATGACTATTCAGAAGAATCTTTAAAGAAAGCAAAAGAAACTAAAGACAAAACATTTTGTGAACCAATTTGGATTTGGAGGAAAATTTGAGTAATACGTTATGGGTAGAGAAGTATCGGCCTGATAATCTAGATACTTACATTGGGAACGAACATCTCAAGGAAAAAGTATCTGCTTACCTTGAGAGTGGAGACTTACCACACCTTTTATTATATGGTAAGGCTGGTACAGGTAAGACCACTCTCGCTAAAATACTAGTCAAGAATATTGAATGTGATTATCTTTACATCAATGCTTCTGATGAAAACAATGTGGATACCGTTAGAAACAAGGTCAAGAACTTTGCTTCCACTATGGGATTTAAGGACTATAAGATAATAATTTTAGATGAGTGTGATTACATCACACCTAATGCACAAGCTGCTCTTCGTAATCTTATGGAGACTTTCTCTAAACATTGTAGATTCATATTGACTTGTAACTTTGTAGAAAGAATTATAGACCCGATACAAAGTCGTTGTCAATCATTTCAGATAATCCCCCCATCAAAGAAAGAAGTCGCTAAACATGTTCATGGTATCCTACTAAAAGAAAATGTAATGTCAAATATGGAAGACTTAAAAGTTTTGATTGATAGTGGTTATCCTGATATTCGTAGAGTTATCAATGTAGCACAACGAAATGTTGTCAAGAACAAACTAAAGTTAGACACTACAAGTATCATACAGAATGATTACAAGTTAAAGTTGTTAAAGATATTAAAGACACAAGATAAAAAGACGGCTTTCAAAGACATCAGACAACTATTATTAGATAATAAGATTACAGACTTTGCTGACCTATTCAGATTATTATATGATAAGGTAGATGATTGGGGTAAAGGTCATGTGGCAGAATGTATTTTGATTATAGCTAGGTACGAGTTGTCAGATGGACAAGTACCAGATAAGGAGATAAATGCTATGGCTATGTTAATAGAATTATTAGGAGTAATAAAATGAGTACAAAACCAATGAAACCAATAAAACCACCAAAAAAAGAAATACATTTTGAAGACACCGAATCCATAAAATGTGATGATTGTGGTAACTATTCTTTTATTAAGTCTTACTTTATAAGAAGAATATCACCAATCGTATCACCAACTGGTCAAGAGGCAATGATACCAATTGAAGTATTCAGTTGTGGTAATTGTGGTAAAGTACCAGACTCAATGATGCCAAAAGGTAATGAGTAAAGATACTGGTGCTGGTAAGGGTGATAAATTACGGAGAGGTGTAACTCAAGATGAGTGGGAAAAGAAGTGGGAAAAAATCTTTGGTAAAAAAGAAAAGTCTGTTCGACCACATAAATCAGATAACAGCAACTCAGAATCCTAATTATTGGGATGAGATATCTGATGAAGACAAAAAGTCTTGGTCAAATTATATGGTAAACAGATTTCTATCCATGAAGCCAGAGTGGATAGATTTAGTAAATGAATTACAAAAATATAACTTAGAACCAAAAGAGTTATATAAACTATATACCAATGTTTTACCAAAGGGTAAACAATGGTTAAAATACGTAAAGGGGAAAAATGATATGAGTTATCCAGAATGGTTAATCAATATTGTCAGAAACAGAGACGAATGTAGTAGAAAAGAAGCTAAAGAAGCTATAGATATGTTGATGCTTACAGAGGGTGGTATGATGGAACTAGGTGAGTTAGGTAGAAAATGGGGAATAGAAGAAAGAA